TTAAGGCTAGAAAAAATGCTTAAACACTTCGATGGTCATAGTCTGTTAAATAAATCATTGGTCAATGCAACATTTGAAAGCTATGAACCTACTAACGATCAACAACAGAATGCAAAACGTACTGCGATGGACTATGTTGCTGATTTTACCGGAACAGGAAACCTGCTTTTCAGCGGAACATATGGAACAGGGAAAAGTCACTTATCTGTAGCGATCACTAAAGCATTAATGGAAAAAGGTAAAACATGCGTATTTATCAGCTTTCCAAAGTTACTAACCAAGATTAAAGACACGTATAACAACGATGGACCAACTGAAGATCAGTTAATGAACGCTATGAAAAATGTGGACTTGCTAGTCATTGATGATATTGGGGCAGAAAAGCGGTCTGAATGGTCAATCGCAAAGCTGTTTGAAATTATCGACGATCGAGCAGGAAAGGCAACCATCTATACAACCAATTTAAACAGCGAGGAATTGAATAATTGGGTTGGCGAGCGCAACTTTTCGCGCATCATGGAGAACACGCAACCAATTAAATTAAACGGTAACGACTACCGCAGAAAACAGTTTTAGGAGGATGGATAAAAATGAAAGTTGTAATCAATAAAAAATTCGGAGGTTTTTCTTTATCCGGAAAAGCAATCGAATACTACGCGAAGCTAAAAGGAATAGAAAATTTATTTCACTACGTAGAAGATATTCCAACAAAACTAGCCTTAAAAAAGACAGCTAATGAAGTAGATGATAATAATGTGATATTTGCTTACACAACTACTAAAGACTTTGGTGATGAGGTTGCAACTAACTATCAAAGCCCACTCTTTGACCATTTATATTCCCCGGAAATCGAACGTAACGACGAAGACTTGGTTAAAGTTATCGAAGAATTAGGGGAGAAAGCAAACACAAGGGTTTCATCATTAAAAATAGTAGAGATTCCAGATGATGTTGAGTACGTAATTGAGGATTACGACGGAGTGGAGTGGATTGCAGAAAAGCATAGAACGTGGAGTTAATTAAACAATTTTAGGAGTGATGGTGTGAAACGAAAAATTGCTAGTCGAAAATTAAAACGAACGTGTTCTTACTGCAACAGACCGTTTAATAAAAGCGACATTTATTATATTGATCGCAAAGTGGTTGGAATTGGATCTTATGTTAGTGCTTGTGAATTTATCGAATGTCCTAAATGCCATTACGACATGAAAAGGAGCAAAGAGAGATTCAAAACATTCGTTAAAAAATGTCATCATCCGATAGTTGATGAGGTCTGGCATCACATTCCAGGAGAAGCTGTTATGGAACCGTGCGGAAAACAATGTTTAATATGCGGTGATTTTACTTAAAGATTAGGAGTGACCAAATGAAATACCAACAAATAGGCAAACGAATTGGTGAACTGGTAGATGTTAAGAATGACCAATACGGAAGTTCTTTTGCTAAATGTGGTGACTTTCTCAAGATACTTTATCCAAATGGCATTCAACCGAATCAATATAAAGAGGTTTTAGCGCTTGCTAGAACGTTTGATAAGCAGATGAGAATCGCTAACGGTGATAGAGGTAATGAGAGTGCTTGGAATGATATAGCAGGTTATTCAATTTTAATGAGTGGGGAGGAAGTGGAATGAAGCTAGAACGCTTTAAATTTGGTGACATTATCGAAAATGGTTGGGCTAGTAAAGACAATCCTACAAGAATTGGGATATTTGTCCGTCACAAGAAGAAAACAATCGAAAAGACTAACGGAAAGGGTAAGTTTTGGGAAACCTATCACGATTCAGATAACAAAAATAAAAAGATAGGTACTATATTTGATAATCCTGAGTTATTGGAGGGAGGAGAATGAACGGACTATACTTCTTCCCGCCAAGACCAAACGGAGACAGGCGGTCAGTATTTGAAAAGTATCCAGAACTATGCAGGAGAATAGGATTTGTGAAGGAGGTTGAAGCTGTTGAGGTTCACGCCAATGAACGACGATTTGAACCACGAAAGACCATTGTACGCTGACAAAATGGTTGATTTGTATAACAAAGGTTACAGCTTTGAACAGTTATCTGAAATATTTAGATGCGATGGTTTTGAGGTTGTTCTTTGCTTGAGACACATGTCTGTAATTGAAAACAAACCAATTAGACCATTTGGTTTTAGGCATAAGAATATTAGTTGAAGCGGGGTGAATCTATGAAATTCTTGGATTTATTTTCTGGAATTGGTGGTTTCCGATTGGGGATGGAACAAGCAGGACACGAATCTGTAGGTTATGTGGAAATAGATAAATTTGCAAGAAAAAGCTATGAATCTATTTTTGCCACGAAAGGAGAATGGACAGCAAATGACATCACAACCATATCAGACGACGATATTCGATGTATTAGAGATAAAGGACGAATTGAAATTATCTGCGGAGGATTCCCATGCCAAGCTTTTTCAGTTGCTGGGAAACGGGGAGGATTCGATGATGCTAGAGGAACTTTATTCTTTGAGATTGCACGCATCGCAAATATCATCCGACCACGCTATTTATTCCTTGAAAACGTTAAAGGGCTGCTTAGCCACGATAAAGGGATTACCTTTGAGACTATCCTCCGAACCATGGATGAAATCGGGTATGATGCGGAATGGCAAGTGCTTAACTCTAAAGACTTTGGAGTCCCCCAAAACAGGGAAAGGGTGTTCATTATCGGACATCTTAGAGGAGGAGGTACCAGAAAAATATTTCCTATCGAATCGGAAATTAATGAACATTCTACATTCGAAAAGTCAACAGAAGCCGCAGTTGCTAGAACATTTACCGCAGGAGGAAACAGTGCAGGAAACCATAGTGGAATGACAATGATAAAGTTAGCCGGACATCTGGACATCAAAGGTCAAGAAAACATACGGCGTGTATACGATACGGGGGGGATTTCCCCTAGCTTAACTACGATGGAGGGTGGAAATAGACAGCCCAAGATATATCAATCTGTATTAACTCCAGAACGAGAAAATAAAAGACAAAACGGAAGAAGGATTAAAGATCCAAATGAACCAATGTTCACTTTAACTAGTCAAGATCGTCATGGGGTAAGCGATGGATACAGAATCAGAAAACTAACACCAAGAGAATGTTGGAGATTGCAAGGTTTCCCGGATTGGGCGTTTGATAAAGCCAAAGAAGTTAATTCTGATAGTCAACTATACAAGCAGGCAGGAAACAGCGTGACAGTTAATGTGATTTACGCAATAGCAAAGAAATTGGGGTGAATCTATGAATCCTAGCACAATACAAGATTACCAACGTAGCCATATTATCGACCAGTTAGCCAAGCATGGTTTTTATGATGTGGAAAGATTAACGTATGAAGAACTACAAAAGAAGTTAACTGTTAGAAGGGCGAAGAACATTAAGGTAGAAGCGCCAGCAAATAAATTTTTTTAGGAGTGATTACATGGAAGATCAAGAACGAATCAAGAATATCATCGCAACAGCAAAGCGTGAAGTCATAATTACAAAAACTAAAAGTGCTAATTTTTTACCGCATGTATTAATGCCTGTTAACTATGTTGAGTGTTTTATACAGCAAGCAGAAGAAAAGCAGGAGTTAGAAGAACGATTTGAGCATTTATCGGAACAACACGATCTAGCTTTAGAACAAAACAAACGGTATGAGGAAGCTTTGGAGGAAATAGCAAAGGAAGTACATCTTGATGGTGATTCTAAATTAGCTACTCAGAAAAAACTTATTAAAGCGATTATTAGTGCGCGTCAAGCACTACAAAACAAATAGGAGGTTGGAATATGCAATTGAACGAATTTCAAGAACTATCAAAACGAACATTACCAAATAGAGATATGAGAAAAGATGCTGCTAACTATGCTCTAGGACTAACTGGAGAAAGCGGAGAAGTAGCGGACGAGATTAAAAAATGGTTGTTTCATGGACATGGCATAGATCGTATGGCTATCAAAAAGGAATTAGGAGATACACTACATTACATTGCAGGACTTTGCAGTATATTGGGATTTGAATTAGAAGATGTGGCTCAAGAAAACATTGAAAAATTAAAGAAACGGTATCCGGACGGATTTAGCCAAGAAGCAAGCATTAATCGTGTTGAGTAGGAGGGGATATTAATGACATCAAACACAGCAAACAAGAATTACAAGCTAGAATACGAAAATAGCAATCTAAGACAAGAAATTCAGAGAAGAGACAAAAAAGAGCGTATTTATCAGTTTTGGATTACAGGTATATCGTTTCTCGGCGCATTATCAGCTATTGCATTTATCGTGTCGGTGGTTGTTAGATGATTAAACAACGCAGAAAGAGTAAGTACGGTAATAGAAAAGTAGAAATAGATGGACATAAGTTTGCTAGCAAATTAGAAGCTAGATACTACCAAGAACTAAAACTATTAAAAAAGGCTGGGGAGATCGTCGACTTCTCCCTACAGCCAAAGTTTGAATTACAGCCTTCCTTCAAAAAGAATGGAAAGACTACTAGAAAGATAACATACATCGCTGATTTTAAAATAGAGCGCTCTGACGGAACAATAGAAGTTGTAGATATAAAAGGTCACATCACTAAAGAATTTGCGCTCAAACGTAAGCTATTTGATTATCAGCATGATGTTCCGTTAAAAGTATTAGCTTGGAATAAATACAAAGGGTGGTATGAGGTGTGATACGCAGAACCACAGAACACAAAGCAGTTAATACCGAACGTGATCAGTTAATCGTCTTTACCGTATATGAGCAAGGTACAAAAAAGAACAGATTAAGCAGGAAAATATATTTACGAAGAAGCATGGGAAGGTGGTTTTTTGATGACAGTCGCATTTCAGATCATTCTACTAATTTTTATTGTTATATCGTTTTTAGGTACTTTTGCAGAGAGGAACAAAGAATTGAGCAATAAAATGTTGGCTATGTTTTTAGCGAGTTTGGCAGGGTTTATTGTTACTTTATTTTACTTCTAGGGGGAATGAACATGGCGAAAAGTGAGAACGCAAACGAGAAACTTGCTAGATGGTTGAATAGTTTAGACGGAATTAATCATGGCGCAGATTTTAGCGCGCAAGAAGATAAAACAATCATCGTTAAGCAAGGTGAAGTAATTGTATTAGACAAGCCTGCTAGCGGTTATGGAGAAAACGTAATTACTTGGGCTAATGGTGAGATACAAGGCGATCGGGTTAGTTATACGAATAAGAGGTAGTTGACAAAAAACAGTAAAGGACAGGTGGAAATGAAGCTTATTTTTAAAGGGAAAGTCGAGTTAGGTGACGATTGTCGAGTTGGTTTAGCAGAAGAAGATGGAGCTATAAGAATCGGAGATAAGGATGTTGTTAGAGAGATAGATGACACGTTTAGCTCAGACACAAAGTTAACTGTAGGCATTGCTGATAAAACGTTTACAGGTGAATTATTTGTTATGTGTGGTTGGGGATATAGCGAATACACTCCGATGGATAGCGACGAGTTAAAAGTAGGAGAACACAACCTAATTAGCATATTACAAGAACATGAAGATGAAGAAGTAACTATGTTTGTTTCCGATGAACCTATAGATGTATTGGAAGATTAGCACATAGTTCAACAAACTGTGAAACAACTAAATACTTAGTCTGACCGAGAAACGGAGGACACAGATGGCTTAACAGGCTGTTTGTGTCCTTTTTATTACTAACTAGGGGGTAATGGTTATGAGGTTTGAAACGAGAGATTACTATCCATATTTGGGACAGAATTTGAGTATTGAAGAAATGGAAGATCGTATTATAGCTGATACGAAACTACAGAAGGAATTGCGAGAAAAGGAAAGTGAAGCAGAATTTAGTCCATTTTCTTTCAAGATGATACTTAGTCCAGAGCGTAAAGATAAGAAGAAGCTACCACCAAAGCCAGTGAAAAAGAGCAGATATGCACAACAACTTTTTGAGATTGGGGCTGGTTGGGATGAATAATTGGGCAGATGCATTAATCTTACAGTATGAAGATGGACGTAAAGCGTTGAAAGGTATGCACAACGAATTAGGTAATTCCGACTTAGAGAACAGCGATAAATCTCACATCAATAGTATGATTTCGGAAATGTCTTTTGTTATCGAATGGTTGAAGAGCGGCAAAGAACCAGGGAAGATAAGAGGTATTGAAAAAAATTCAATTTATCAAGTTAATTCAATGGACGATATGGACTTGTTTCCTTCGCTACAAATAAAACCAACAGAAAGAGAACTGACAGAAGATGAAAAGCAATTGGTTTATGATGCGTTAAGAGATTTATCGCCAAGAGAAAGACAGGCGTTTATATTTCGAGAAGCGTACTTATGGAGTTATAAAGATATATCAAACGAGTTAGGTGTTGCGATCAGCACAGTACAAAGTTATTTAGAAAGAGCGAAAGAAAAATTATCTTGCCGTAAAAATGCCATAACAGCGTAGTTTTTATGAAAGGGAAAGGGATATAAACCACACTACATGTTGCATAGTTAGTAAGACCTTCGGTCTTTAAAATATAGAGGCACTCTTACGAGTGTCTTTTTTCGTTCTATGATTACAGAGCGCAAATGATTAGGATTAAGTTCCTGCTCTGTGATGATGGAGTGAGAATATAAGGGGGTAGGTGTTATGTAATGCCAAGAAAGAGAGATCCTAGACGAGATAAAGCATTCGAGATCTGGAAACAATCGAACGGAGAGAAGAAACTGAAAGATATTGCTGCAGAATTAGATGTAGCTGATACGCAAGTTAGAAAGTGGAAATCACAGGATAATTGGAACGATAAAGTAAAAGGTAACGTTACTAATTCGAAAAGGAACGTTACTAAACGAAAAGAACAGAAGAACAGAAGCGGAAATCCTAATCCAGTTAAGAAGTTTACCAAACGAAACAGCGCAGCTAGAAAGCATGGGCTAAGAGCCAAGTATTTCAGCGATACACAACAAGAGATTATGGAAGATTTCGAGGGATTCTCTATATCTGATCAATTGTGGATGCAAATAGAAATTAAGTTTTCTGCTATTATTCAACTTCAAAAAGTTATGTGGGTAGAAGAACCGACCGAAACATTAAGCGAAGTATCGTCAGAATCAGTTGGAATGGAAGGTTCGTCAACCAGCTATAAAGTCGCTTATGCTTATGAACAATATGAATCTTATATAAAAGCGCAGACAAGAGCGATGGCTGAATATCGCAACTTGGTCAAACAATTCAACGAATTATCTTATGAAGATGATGAGCGTAAACTGAAATTAGAGCAGATGCAAACAAACATTGATAAGACGAAAGCGGAAGTAGACAAATTAGAAAAAGACGATAAACAAAATTCAACTTCTATCACTATTGTTGATCGTTGGAGTGATGAAGATGATTGATATACAAAAAGAGGTTAATCCTCATTTTAAAAAAGTTTGGAAAACAAAAAAGCCGTATAACATTTTGCGCGGTGGTCGTAACAGTTTTAAATCATCTGTAATAGCTTTATTGCTCGTTTATATGATGATTTTGCTTATGACTAAAGGTGAAAAGGCTAATGTGGTTGTTATACGTAAGGTTGCTAACACCATACGTGATTCTGTTTACTTGAAAATACAGTGGGCGATCACCAAGTTTGGTTTAACGGATGATTTTAATTGCACTGTATCGCCATTCAAAATAACGCATAAGGCAACTGGATCTACGTTTTATTTTTATGGACAAGATGACTTTCAAAAGTTGAAATCAAACGATATAGGTAACATTATCGCTGTTTGGTATGAAGAAGCTGCTGAATTTAAAGATGCGGAAGAATTTGACCAAACAAATACAACGTTTATGCGACAAAAGCATCCATTAGTTGATATGGTTCGCTTTTTTTGGTCTTATAATCCTCCTAGAAATCCGTATTCGTGGATAAATGAGTGGTCAGAAAGTTTAAAGCATGAACAAAACTATTTAGTTCATAACTCTAGTTACATGGACGACGAATTAGGATTCGTTACAGAACAGATGCTCCAGGACATTAATCGTATAAAAAATAATGATTATGACTATTATCGTTATCTTTATTTAGGTGAACCAGTTGGGCTTGGCACAAATGTTTACAATATGGAGCATTTTAAACCGTTGCAGGAACTTCCTAGCGATGATGATATATTACTGATTGATGATTCGACAGATACAGGACATCAAGTATCAGCTACAACGCATGGAGCATTTGCTTTAACGAAAAAGCAAAACGTTATATTGTTGGATACGTATTACTATTCACCTCACAATAAAGCTAATAAGAAAGCACCAAGTCAGCTTTCAAAAGACTTTTACGAATGGCGGAAAAGTATTGTTGAAACTTATAAAAGAAATGTTGATCAAGAAACGATTGATTCCGCAGAAGGTGCTTTGCGAAATCAAATATTCTTAGATTATGGTATTAGATTACATCCAATAGCGAAGAAAAAGAAAGTAGATATGATTGATAACGTACACGACCTGTTAGCGCAAGGTCGTTTTTATTATTTAGATACACCTAATAACAAGATATTTATCGAGGAGCACAAGAAATATCAGTGGAAAGAGGAAACGAGAGAAACAGATGATCCGCAAGTTATTAAGGAAGATGATCACACATGCGATATGTTCCAATATTACGTTAACGACAATTTAAGGAAATTAGGATTGAAACATTAAGGTGGTGATAAACCATGTTCAAGCGATTAGTAAGCAGGGTAAGGGAGGTGCTATATAAAATGGGTCTGTTAAAAGGCATTAAGAAAGTAACGCAACATAAAGATATTTACGCTAATGATGAAATGTACGACAACATTGATCTGTGGAAAGCGTTGTATAAAGGTTATAGCAAAGATGTACACGACGTTGAATACTTTACCATAGAAAAAGGAAAGCAAGTTAGGCGTATGATGACACTGAACATGCCGAAGACAGTATCGGAAGAAATGGCTAGTCTCGTATTCAATGAAAAATGTGAGATTAATATTGATGACGATAACACACAAGATTATATTGCTGATGTTCTAAAGCACAACAAGTTTAATAAGCTTTTCCAAGATTATCTGGAATATAACTTCTCGACTGGCGGTATGGTTGTTAAACCTTACGTTGTTGATGATAAAATCAAGCTTTCATTTGTTACTGCTGATTGCTTTATACCTGTATCATACGGTAACGAAGGCATTAAAGAAGGTGTGTTTGTTGATGAATGGCGAGAAGGAAAATATAAGTACACCCATTTAGAATGGCACCTTTGGATCAATGGTATTTATACAGTTAAAAACGAAGTGTATAGGTCTGAAAACAATTCAGAGGATATAGGGATTAAGGTACCTTTAGATTCTGTTCCTAAGTTAGCTGGCATTGAGGAAGAACTCGGGATGCCGCCAATTACTAGATCATTATTTGCTTACTTTAAACCTAATATAGCAAATAACATCGACACACAATCGCCATTAGGCATTAGCGTTTATGCTAACGCTATTGATACATTGAAAATGATAGATACGATGTTTGATAGCTTACATCGTGAATTTAAGTTAGGTAAAAAAAGAATATTGGTACCGTCGCATATGGTTAAAACGGTTGTTGATCCTAATACAGGAAATATGCACCGTTATTTTAATGCAAACGACGAATCATACGAAGCGATGGACTTCGATCAAGACGCCAGTACTATTCAAGATATTAAAATCGAATTACGTGTTGATGAACACATAAGTGCAATCAACGCTGCATTAAACCTATTAGCAACACAGACTGGCTTTAGTACAGGAACGTTTACCTTTGATGGACAGTCTATGAAAACTGCAACAGAGGTTGTTTCTGAACAATCTAAGACATTCAAAACGAAGAAGGCACACGAAACAATCATAGAAGCAGGATTACAAGAATTAGTACATGCTATTTTAGAATTATCTAGCATTTATGGCATATACACTGCTCCAGATGATATTGAGGTATCTGTAGCGTTTGATGATTCGGTAGCAGAGGATAAACAAGCCGAATTAAATCGAGCAATTATAGAACTTACTAACAAGATGAAACCTAAATATAAGATTATTGCTAAGTATTATGGAATATCAGAAGAAGAAGCCAAACGGTGGATTCAAGAGATTAACGAAGAAAACGCAACGGTTGGCGCTGAATCGGTTGACTTTTTTGGAACTGGAGGTGGGAATAATGAACAAAATTCCTGAAATTTCTAGTCTTACTGTTGGAAAAGACCTAGTGCATTATAGTGGGTTAGCTATAATACACGCGGGAGAAATGGTGGAACCTGCGAAAAATAGCACACCCAGCAAATCGAAAACAAAAAATATTATTAAAGTTAATGAAGATGATAGCTGATGGACAAGCGAGAACTACAGAACCTTTCGCAACCTGTTACAGACGTTTATCTAGGTATTGAGGAGCAAATACTACTGAACATTGCTAAAAGGCTAGCAAAGCATAATTCTTTGCTTACAGAGGACAACATTCAATCTTGGCAAGTGCAGGCTTTGAGTGAATTAGAAGGATTATCGCAGGAAAATATACAATTTATGTCTAGCAAGTCTGGTAAAACGATTGAAGAAGTGCGAAAAGCACTTGAAAAAGCGGGATATAACATGATTGAGGATAACGAAAACATATTAAAACGCGCTGCTAAAGAAGGTTTGCTGAATGAAGCTCCACCAGTTGCAGAAAGTAGCGCTATTGCATCTATATTAGAAAGTTACGAGAGACAATCGCGAGAAACATTAAACCTTGTCAATTCAACAATGTTAAATCAATCAGAGCAAGCTTATTTAGATATAATCAATCGAACAACAGGTGAAGTATTATCTGGTGCATCAACGCCACAACAAGCATTACGAAAAACAGTTATCGAATGGGCGGAAACAGGCACACCTGCATTGATAGATAAATCAGGAAAACGGTGGTCTAGTGAAGCTTATATTAGTACGGTAATGAGATCAACTAGCAATAACGTTGCTAATGATATGCAAGAAACTAGATTTGATGAATACGGCAATGATCTGGTTGAAATATCTAGCCATAGTGGAGCAAGACCGAAATGCGCGCCTTATCAAGGGCGTATTTTTAGTAGGTCGGGTAACCATCCGAGGTATCCTGCTCTCGGCAGCACTAGTATAGGTGAACCGGACGGATTATTCGGTATTAACTGTGGCCATGTACAATACGTATACATTGAAGGTATATCTAAACAACGTTACAAACCAAGAGATCCAGAAGTTAATGACAAGGCATATGAGCGTAGTCAGAAACAACGTTATCTTGAAAGACAAATACGCTATGCCAAACGTGAAAAAGCTATGCTTGAAGAATTAGGCGATAAAGAAGGAATAGAAAGAGCGCAACGCAAGATTTTAAACAGACAGGATAATATGCGCCAGTTTATAAAATCGACCAACAGAACACGTCGCAGAAATCGAGAGCAAATAAGCTAGGAAGTGATAATGTGGAATGTTTAAAAGGAATGTCAGAACAGGACATGATTGAAATACATTGCAATTTAAACGGTTGGGAATGGGATTCAAGACTCGGAGAAAAACCTAAATATTTTGATGATATGCCTAATAGGGATCGAACGAGCAAGTTTGATAAATACTCAAAGATTACTCCCATTATGAAAGAAATCGAAAAAAGAACATCCGAAAGATCAAGATTAAAACATCATCATTTATATAATTTAGAAAGAACTAGAATTCAGTTTGAAATATGGTGGATCAAAAGGCTTTTTAGAAAAAAACTTTATGGCTATTAGTTTTAAAAACAGGAGGTGATCACTTGCCAGTATCTAAAAAAGAATTCAAAGAGTTGAAAGAAAGTCACGATCATTTGGAAAGCATGGTTATTCAATTGGTGATGCGTGTGCAAGAGTTAGAAAAGAAAAACGAACCTAAATACTTTGGTTAGGAAGGCGGTTAGCAATGCCAAGCTTAACAGAATTAAAACCATATGAGGTGTTTGAATATAGTTGGGGTACAGCTGTAAAACACAGAAATGGAGATTGGGAGAAAATATTCTTGAAGCCAAATGGCCAAGAAATTGATGTTACTAACCTTAATGTTATTTTGCGCGATAACGGAATAGAGTTTTTTGCTGATATAGCAGAAAGGTAAGGTGATCATTTATCTTGATGGTCATATATTGACTTGTCTTTGAGCAATAGACATTAAACAAGCTTATTTATTATGCCCTTTTTAAAGGTTTGGGGTAAAACTAAGCGTAACCTTTTGCGTGAGGTGTAACACGCCAAAAAACATTAATAAAGGAGAAGTGAGATACATGGATTTAAAAGAATTATTGGGAGAAGAACTTTATAAACAAGTTGAAGAAAAAGCAGGTGATAACAAGATAGCTGTTGTGTCTGATGGAAGTTATATTCCTAAAGATAAGTTCGATGCTGTTAATCAAGAAAAAAACGATTATAAAAAACAAGTTGGCGATCGAGACAAACAGATCAATGACTTGTCAGAAAAAGCTAAAGGCAACGAAGAATTAACAAAAGAATTGGACGACCTCAAAAAAGCAAACCAAAAAGCTACAGAGGAATACGAGAATAAGTTAAAGCAACAGTCTTTTGAGTATTCTTTGAAAGATGCTTTATCTGCTAATAAGGTTCGTAACCCTAAAGCTGTAAAGGCTTTGTTGGACACCGAAGCTATTAAACTTGATGGTGATAAGTTACTAGGTTTAGAGGAACAGTTAAACGCAATCAAAGAAAGCGACCCTTATCTGTTTCAAGAAGAACAGCAAGATCCACCTAAGCCTAACTTCACAACAGGTCAACATCAAAAACAAAGTGGTGCCGGTGAACCGTCTACGTTAGGTGAAGCACTAGCACAAAAATTCACAAAATAAAAAAACAAATGGAGAGTGATTGTAAATGCCAGTAACATTAGAACAAGCAAAAGTCGGCATGGCTGACAAAGTAGACCAACAGGTGATCGACGAATTTCGTAGGTCGTCTTTTTTATTAGACCAATTAACTTTTGATAATGCAGTTTCACCAGGTACAGGTGGTAGCACATTAACGTATGGTTACACCCGATTGAAAACACCGTCAACCGCCGGATTCCGCGCTTTAAACAACGAATATAGCTCAAACGAAGCAGCACGCGAGAAATTAGCGGTTGAACTTGCTATCTTTGGTGGTTCTTTCGATGTTGACCGCGTAATCCAAGACACAAGCGGTCAAATTAACGAAATGCAGTTCCAGTTGCAACAAAAGATTTTAGGAGCATCTAACTTGTTCCACTATACAGTGATTAACGGTGATTCTGCTGTTGATTCAAACGCTTTTGATGGACTAGATAAGGCTTTGACAGGTTCTAGCACAGAATTAAATACTGATTCTGTAATCGACCTTTCAAGCGAATCTGGCTTAACAAACAATAAGTTTGCGTTCCTTGATGAATTAGATAATTTCTTAGCTGATTTAGACGGACGCCCTTCTATGCTTATGGGTAACAGCAAGCTTATTACTAAAATTAAATCCGTAGCACGCAGAGCGGGGTATTTAACGCAGACAGAAGATGCGTTTGGCCGTACTGTTAGTGGTTACGACGGTATTCCGTTGATGGATTTAGGTTATTTCTACGATGGTTCTAACACTGTTCCTACAGTTGGTATTGAAACACGTACGGTAGGTACAGAACAAACCGGGTTAACAGACTTATATGCAGTAGGATTAGGTCTTGATGGCTTCCATGGCGTTTCACCAACAGGAAATGGTGTAATTCGTACATTCTTACCAGACATGAATCGACCTGGCGCTGTTAAAACTGGTGAGGTTGAAATGGTTGCGGCGGTAGCATTAAAAGCTACTCGAAAAGCAGGAGTATTCAGAAACATTAAAGTTCAGTAGTAAAGAAGGGAGTTATACCATATGGCTAAAATTATAGCACCTAACCCCGATTTTACAGGGGTTAGCGCTTCCCTACATTTTGTTAAAGGTGAAGCGGAAACAGAAGATGAATGGCTTTTGCAATGGTTCAAGAGCAAAGGTTATGAAGTTGAAGAACAACAGGATTCAGAAAACCCACAAGAACCAGAAGAAGACTTGGGAGATCTTGAGCCAAAATTTGAAACGGAAAATTTATCTGCTGAAGCAATTGACGAACAATACAACAAAGATGAAATTAAAGCTCGATTAGATGAATTAGAGATCGAGTACAAATCAAGCGACAACAAAGAATCTCTAATCGAACTATTGAAAGCATCCTCTAAATAGGGGGTGCTTTTATTATGCCTTACATTGATTACACATATTACACAGACGAATTTCAAGGCGAAGAAGTAGACGAGCAAACATTTAATAAATATGTTCGACGTGCTAGTGATTTAATCGATCAAGTGACTAACTATGTTATTGCTAAATACCAATTCGAGAACCTAGCAGCCTTTATTCAAGATCAAGTAAAGAAAGCTACTGCTGCACAAATAGAATTTTATGTAGTGAAAGGAAATCCTGCTGAATTAGATGCGGGAGAAGGGGTTTCTAACGTGTCTATTGGTTCTTTTTCTTATCAAGAAGGTAATAACAATCAATCTAGTAAACAGGCTAACAGGATTAGTCCTAATGCTTTGGAATACTTGCGTACAACCGGATTATTATACCGAGGATTGGACGTGGTGCATCGTGCCTACTATTAAACCGATACCTAAGAAAGTTTTAGTTCATGAAGTTATTTATATAAGTTCCCAACCAGAAGAAGGAGACGGATGGAATGATGGTCGTTCAGAACCGAAAACTATTTCTAATGTTCGCGTTGAACCAACAACCTCCATGAACAGAAGTTCAGATAGTCAAGGTGTACAAGCTAATCACGTTTTGTTTATTGATCGAGTTAATTCTAGTTTATTTCCAAGCGTAAAAGCGGGAGATAAGTTTATTTTTAATGATGTGGAACGAGAAGCTTCAAGCGTGAAAGGTATTAGTACATTTAGCGACGAATTTCATCATCTAGAGATTGAGTTGGTATAAATGTTAAACGTTAAAGTTGAATGGTTTGATATAGATAAAAAAATGGAACAAGCTTCGATGTTATCACAGAAATTTATTGATAATGAAGTGCTAAAAGATTCTAATTTTTATATACCAAAAGATCATGGTTATTTAGAAGAAAGTGGGATTACTCATACAAAAATAGGTAGTGGCCAAGTGTCGTGGCAAGAAGTATACGCTAGAAGGCTTTACTATAATCCACAGTACAACTTTAGTAAGGACAAAAATCCTAACGCTAGAGGTTTGTGGTTTGAAGAAGCGAAGGCACAAAACCTTGATGATTGGATAAAGGGAGCAGAAGAAGCGTTTAAACAAGGATTCTAGGAGGTGTAAAAGTGGATTTTTTGATTAGGTTAAAAAGTCACATGGAAGGTCTTGCTTTTACACCTTCTACCATTAACATTGGTCTGTATAACAAAAACGGAAACAGTGTTGCGATCAGACCATCGCCGAACAATATTAATGAGCGGTACATGTCGAAAGGCTATATCTATCCGTTCAGCTTTCAGCTATTAGTACACCACAAAGATAATACAATCGGTTACAACGAAATCGAGCAACTAAGAAGCACATATGAGAACTTAACTAACGGAGCGATCACTTCTGGTGATGGCTCTTTTAATTTGGTTTCAATGCAATGCACGACAACACCTAACTTTGTGCAAGAAACAAGTTATGGTGTGCTTTGGACAGCGATTTTTAACGCTGAATTAGAGATTAAATAGGGAGGTTTCACAGTGGAGCAATTACGTTTAAATATTCAGTTTTTTGCAGGATTTGAAATGATGTTTGCTCATCAATTCAACATTAATACAACACCAGATCAAGAAACGGAAACAATGGCGCCATTAGGCCCTGGTATTAACAACGTTGAGCCAGGTAACAATGAAGAGCTAGACCAAACCATTTATATAGATGGCAATGGTTACGGTACAACCGATGTAATAGGAGCACAAATGACGTTGGCGTATACTGGCCATCGTTATTACGGAGATCCGGCGCAAGATTTTATATTTGGTACACAACTAGAATTAGGTAACGGTAGAAGAACGAACTTTGAATGGATAGAACCAAACGGAGGAACTTTTACCGGTGACATCACTATCGCTAATATTTCGGGTCCATCTGGTGACGCTGGAGCAAAAGGTGAGGTTTCTTTTGAAATTCATTTCAACGGTAAACCAACATATACACCGCCTACACCCTAATGCGCCCGTCAACCTTACGGCACCTAACGAGACTGCAACTACTGTAGATTTAACGTGGGATGCGGTAAGCCAAGCTGACGGTTACAAAGTATATCAAGATGGGGCAGAGGTTGCACAGGTAACAGATACAACATATCAAGTAACTGGATTGACAGCATCAACAAGCTATGATTTTTACGTAACTGCTCTAAATAGCGATTACGGAACAGAATCAGAAGCATCTACAACAGTTACTGCAACTACAACAGCATAGGGTGGCTTCGGCTGCCCTTTTTATATGAAAGGGTGATTATATGGCTAAGATTACGTTTGATGTACAAAGTAGCAACTATGATGAAATTGAGATTGGCGACAGGGTATATAACGTTTATTACGATGATGCGAGCATTGAGAAATACCATGAACAAGCTAAGAAGTACGCTGAAAAATCAAAAGAATTTGCTGCTAAAGATATTGAAAATTTAAGTGATGAAGAAGTAGAACAAATGAAACAAGAAAGTAATGATATTGCTAAAGATTTTATTGAAACATTCTTTGGTAAAGGATCATTTGATGAAGTGTTCGAAGCTTGTGGGAGATCATCTTTTAATCTAGTGCGTGTTTGCGATCAATTAATAGAGTGGATGGGTTCAAAAACTGAATTGGCTAATAGTGAAGTAGCTGCTAAATATAAAACCAAACGCAAGAAGTGATAAGTCATGAGACTAACGGATTACTTTGAAGATACGATTGAGATCAACGGTATTACGTACAACCTAGATTTTACTTTTGATAATATTTTGCGCGTGTATGAATTACAAGCTGATCAAACGGTTTCAAACGCTAACAAGATTAACCTAATGTTTGATAATTTAGTGATTGATTGCGACCAAGAGTTAGATTTTAACGTAAAAGCGCAAGCAATTGAGAAGATACTTACAGAACTAATAGCTAAAGACAACATGAAGGAACAACACGAACAGTATCCAGATCAAGAAGCACAACAAACAACTGAAAAAACACATGATTTTATTCAAGATGCGGAGTTAATTTACGCATCTTTTTTATATGACTACAACATTGATTTATTTGAGCAACAAGGATTAATGCATTGGAACAAGTTTATTGCTTTGTTTAACAACTTAAGTCAGAAAACGGTGTTTAAACAGGTAGTTAAGATACGTACTGATCCACTACCTAAGCCTAATAAGCACAACATGAAAGAGCGTTCCAATTTAATTAAAGCTAAACAGTTCTACAGCTTAGATAAATCCAACGAAGCGATAGAAAACCAAATTAATAGCACGTTTGATAATGTAGCAAGAATTTTCAAAGCCTCAGCCGAGAAAGGCAGGTGAGATAATTGGCAGATGGACGCATAACGATTGACACGACGGTTAACAAAAAAGGAGCCGAAAAAGGTTTATCGGATTTACAAAAGAGCGTTGAAGGCACATCAAAAAAGATGAAAAAAATTGGCGGTAACATGAGTAAGTATGTTACTGCTCCAATACTAGCTGTTGGTGGTATCGCATTAAAAATAGCAACAGATTTTGACAATGCTAATAGACAAATACAGCAAGGCTTAAACGTATCTGCAGATGAAGCTGAAAAACTTACAGAAGTGGCAAACAATATCTATAAAAAAGGTTTTGGTCAAAGCTTAGAAGATACGTCACAGGCTGTTATTGATGTAAAAAATAACTTTCAAGATTTAGTAGATGCATCGGATCTAGAAACTGTCACAACCGATGCAATGGCTTTGGCAAAAACATTGGGTGAAGATGTTAACTGGGTTGCTCGAGCAGGTTCTACGTTGATGCGTGAATTTGGTGAGGATTCACAAAGTGCTTTTGACATGATCGCTTGGGGTTCAAAAAACGGATTGAACTTTTCGGAGGAGTTACTGGATAACATATCAGAATACGGTCCGTTATTTGCTGACATGGGTTACAGCACACAAGAATATTTTGAACTGCTAAGAAAAGGTGCAGACGAGGGAGCTTATAACTTAGATTACTTGAATGATACCGTTAAAGAATTTAACGTTCGCTTGAATGATGGAACAGCAGAAGAAGCTATCGGAAGTCTTTCAAAAGAGACACAGAACTTGTTCCAAGATTGGAAAGACGGAGAAGCAACCACAGCTGAGGTTATGGATGCTGTAACTGGTGACTTGTCAGAAATGGACAAGACAGCCGTTAATGCAATTGGTCCAGAGATTTTTGGAACGAAATTTGAGGATATGGGCGCTGATGCTATCATTGCGATGGGTAACGTTGAGGGGGAAATTGAAAATGTAGATGGTGCTATGCAAGATATAACAGATTCACAAGAAGAAGCGTTCGGACAGAGATTTCAAAGTTTAATAAGAAACACAGGGGAAGCGTTAAAACCTACTGGCGAGATTTTGCTAGATATAGCGGAAGAATATCTACCTCCATTAATTAAAGGTGTTCAAAGTCTTGCTGAATGGTTTCAAGACCTATCACCGCATATTCAAAAAGCTATGGTTATATTCGGTGCGATTGCGGCGGTGTTAGGACCAATAATTGTCGTTATCGGTACACTAGTAAGTGCAATATCAAGTATCATGACAGCGCTAGGACCTGTCATTAGTTTATTCAAAATAATTGGACCTATTATAGGCGGTGTAGCAAGTGGTCCTGTGTTATTAATTATCGGAGCTATCGGTCTATTAATCACTATAGGTGTGCTTCTTTGGAAAAATTGGGACACAGTTAAGGAAAAGGCTATAGAAATATGGGGAGCAATATCTCAATTTTTTTCCGATACATGGGAATGGATTAAACAGACGATAACAGATAATTGGAATACCATTAAAGAAACACTTCTAAACGCGTGGACTTGGGCGAAAGAAACGACAGAAGAAAATTGGAATAAGGTTAAAGAATTTTTCTCCGTTGTTTGGCAAAGCATCGTTGGTGTTTTTAAATGGTACATCGATACAGTTAAAAAAAATGTAGAAACAGCTTGGAACTGGATAAAAGAAACAACGTCTAAAGTTTGGAACGGAATTAAAACGTTCTTTACTGATTTATGGGAAAAAATTAAAAGTGTTGTCAAAAGTGCGGTAGATAGTGTTAAGAACAAAATAAGTAATGTTTGGAATACTATTAAATCTACCACATCAAGTATGTGGAACGGAATTAAATCAACAGTAACTGGCGTATGGGATACTTTAAAATCTAAAGTGAAAAATGCTTTTAACACAATCAAAGATACTATCAGTGGTGTATGGGATAGTGTTAGTTCGTCAACTGATGATATATGGAACGGTATTACCGGTTCTGTGAAAAGTGCTATCAATGGTGTTATATCAGCAATAAACGGAATGATTAATGCGTTGAATGGCTTAAGTATTCCTTTGCCGACTATACCAGATTGGGTTCCGGGAATGGGCGGAAAAGGTGGAGGTTCTATTAGCTTCCCTAACATACCGAACATACCTAGCCTTGATGTAGGTACAAACCTTGTTAAAAGTGATGGTCTAGCCATGATACACAAGGGCGAGCAAGTTGTTCCTGCTAAGCATACAGGACCATATAAAACAAATCAAGAAGAAAGAAAGATTGTTATCCAACCGTCAGCTGTAGTTATGGATGGTAGAGAAGTTGGAACTATTACTTGGGAATACGTAGACGAAAATATCCAAAGGAATAACCGCGTTAAAGAAGCGTTTAGATAGGAGGTGTGGTATTGAGCTCTTTTTTATTTAATGGAACCGATTTAACCGAGTATTTAGATGTGATAGCGATTAGAGGAAGAGGTTTTAATAATTACGATTTAGAAACAGTTACTGTTCCTGGTATGGACGGGGTTCATGTGCAAGGTAAGAAACGACCGGCTAAATTGATTGAAGTTGAAGTGAATGTTAGAGCGTTAAATCGTGAAGAATTGCGTACTAAAATTGATGAACTGAATGCATTACTTGATGTTGATGAAGATGTTCCGATTGTATTTCCGGACGAACCTAATATGACTTATTACGGAAGGACGGAAGCGTCAAACGAAAGCAATGAATATTTTTTTATGCATAAGGGTTCTTTTACTATTATTTGCTCTGATCCGCGCAAATATGGCGAAGAAATAAACGAAGGTTTAACAGATCAAGGAACAATTATTGATGTTAGCGGTACAGCAGAAGCACAACCAGTAATTGAATTAGAAGTATTAGCACCTATTACGTTTGCAATGGTTTCTGATGGAAATGAATTTATGCTCATTGGACAACCGACAGATGTTACGACAACACCAGTAAACAAAGAAGAAAAGATTTTTCATCATGATATGGAAGCTATGCTTGGTTGGGTAGATACAGATGTGATAGGTGAAGGTTATATTAAAGGCTCATTCGGCGTTACTAATTATGGATTCTATCCTATTTTTCCAGATCCAAATGCAGGCGCTTATGAATGGTATGGCCCTGCAAAAAAACATAGCCTTTCTGAACCTGTTCAAGATTTTTTAATGGACATGGGATTTCGTTTTTATGCGGAATCGTTAGGAGGGTCTGTTGGGCGTATTGAGATGTACGGACTGGATGCCACAAACAATATAGTATTCAGGGCGTGGATAGAAGATAAGTGGTTCGGGTATGATCATTTTGGACTTTGTCTGGAAATTGGAAATGGTGAGCGTACAGAATATTTCACGCTACCGAAAAACTTAGAAGATATTTACGGAAGAATGAAAGTCAAGCGAGAAGGAAACAACTGGACACTTATCATGCAACTACTTAAAGATGGTTCTGGTCGTGTCGTACTTAGAGAGTGGACAAGAACGCTTGAATCCGATCAAGTGCTGCAACAAGTATCGCAAGTTCAGTTAGCATTCCAGAAATTCTACGACACGAACGAAGAAGATATGGAAGTATTGCTTATGCGTTGTTTTAAATTAAATGATGTAGAGGGTATACCATATATTGCACAAGCTGGTGATATGATCACATTTGATAATAGAGATAATCAGAATTACGATCCAGAAATACGTATAAATGGTGAGTTGCGCAATGATCTAAAAGATTTTGGGGCAACGCCATTCACGCTCCAACCGGGACAAAATACATTGGCATTACTACCAGATGGGTTAGTGCAAGGATATTTACGTTATAGACCAACTTATAAGTAAGGGGGTGAGTATTATTGCAATCTTTAATTCATCTTACCGATAAGCAAAGTGGTTTAGTGGTTGATTACATTTCGGAGAAAAACTATTGGAACGATGTACGAACGATTGAGTTACAAAACAATCGTGATACGTTTGATTTCACGACTTTTTCTGATCGTTCTTTTTCTAAACATATTGCCGATCAGAACCGTATTGTTATACCTGATCGCAAAGTAGGGTACGCAGAGTTTATTATTGATGAGCATAAACAAGCGCTTAATAGTAATGGTAGTCATCACATAACGGTATGGTCATCAGCAAGTTATTTACGATTAAAAAAAGCGAAAATAATTAATCCGAAAACAACCGGCACAGATACAGCTGCTAAACATGTAGATGATACATTGATCGACACTGGATGGAAGCGTGGCAAAATTGCACATACTGGATTGAGGACATTTGTGATTGAAGAACATACCAATCCATACGCATTTTTGAAACGTATAGCAAGTGAATTTAACCTAGAATTACAGTTTCGTATTGCGATTCAAAACGGTGAAATTGTTCGCTATGTTGATATGCTTGAGCGCGTTGGTCGTTGGCGAGGTTTTGAAGCTGCATTCGGTTACAATCTATTAGGTATTGAGCGGAAAAGCACATCTAGTGGTGTCGTTACTGCATTATTAGGTGTTAGTCCTGCGGATACTGATGGGAATGTGAAAACGTCTTTAAAATATGATTATCAAGCATTGCAAAGATGGGGCATGAAGGATAGTAATGGACAATTAAAGCATTTATATGCTGTCTACTATCCGCAATCAACCGATCAAGAAATGACGCAAGAACGCTTAGACACATTAACAGAAAATGAATTAGAGAAACGCGTTAA